AGGAATCGGATAATTCTAATCCTTCCATCATAGCTCTAATGAAACTTAAGGATCGTAACTGGTAATCATTTAAATTTAAGGATTCCCCAATCGTCTTAGCCAATAATTTTACTCTTGCATCTGTCAACCCTAAATTTTCATATAAGGAAAATATTTTTACAATTATCCTATACTGAGAATCTGACAAATCCAGAGATTCAGAAAGAATTTTCTGAAGAGTACGATAACGAACAGTCGAATCAATTATTCCCAATGCTTCCGATAGAGTCTTAGCAATTGATTTGATCAGAGTATCCGAAAGACCCTCAGTATCAAAAAGAATTCGTTGAATCGTCAAATGACGTTGAATGGTATCTGACAATCCCATTGTATCGGAAATTTGTTTTAAAAAAGATTTAATGTTAGAATCAGAAATTCCTAATAAATTACTAATCAATATAGTTTTAATGAAGGCTTGAGATTTATCGTCTACTAATCCAATAACATCTGAAATTTCAGAAACTAGCAAATTAACTTCTATACCATAGAAAATGTCTAAAATTTCAATCGATTCTGAATAGGAACGAACAAAAGATATATGACGATCCAACGTATCGTTTATAGTCAAAGAATCATAAACCGCACGGACCAAATGAATAATATTTGATTGGGAATCAGTAAGTCCAATAGAATCAGATATATTTTTTAAAAGGGACTTAATATGTGTTAAATTATCTGTCATTGCTATAGAATCAGACTCCAACCGAATGTGCCCCATTACTCTATTCAAATAATCAGACGTTCCTCCAGAATCAGATAAATAACGCACCGCCTCCATTAATCTAGAGCTATAATCACTAATTCCCTCTATTTCCAAGAAAGCACGACTATACAAAACCGTTCGGAAAGATACATCATAAAGATTAAAAGCATCAGAAACTATTCTTCCCAAAGTAGAGGATTTAACTTGGGCGTCAGTAATACCAATCGCCTCTGCCACTATTGCAACAAATAGATTTATTTCTGTTTCATAAAATACATCTACTAACCCAATAACATCTGGTTGAGTCAGCCGTTTTACCAATATCCTAGAAACAACATCAGATAATCCAAGAATATCTGAAATATATCTGCTTGCTAAAGAGGCCCTTGCTATAGAATCAGAAACCCCCAAAATATCTGAAAGAACCTTACCAATAGTTTTTGCTTGAAAATCAAATGCACTAGTGGTATCAGAAATAACCCTACTACGAAGGAGTGCCCAAACTTCTGAATCAGTTATTCCCAAAGATTCTGATAGGGTCCTAATTAATGCAATTACTGTAATAGAATGATCGGAAATCCCCATAGAATCAAAAGAGTCACGAATCATGTTTAAATACCGAAGGGAAGAATCGCCTATTTCTTCATTTTCAGAAATAATTCGAGATAGGGATTTAATTATTAATTGATAATCTACTATTCCAATAGAATCAGATAGTTGGGCAACTTTCTGAAGAATACGGTTTATTGAATCTGTCATTCCCTCTGATTCAGATAGAACTCTAACCATATTACCAATCTTACTCAAAGTATCCATAATACCAGTTGATTCTGCAACTATCTTGCCAATCATTTTACTTTGTATATCAGATAATCCCAAAATATCAGAAAGATAACGAACGATGGAATTAATAACTATTTCAGCATCCGTTATTCCAACAGTATCAGTAAGATATTTACGAAGGGTGATATAACGATTATTAGAATCTGCCAAACCTAATGAATCAGAAAGATAACGATTGATAAGATGAACAAGAATAGAAGAATCTGAGATATTCTCACTATCAGATATGTATCTGACTATTTGTCTAATAATTCTTTCGTAATCTCCCAATTCCAACACTTCCGTGGGCCTACGAATCATTGACTTTACAATATCTCTGGAGTCTACTAATCCAAAACTATCCCCAATCGGACGAATAAAGGACAGGGAACAAAGGATAGAGTCTGGAACTCCGATGGATTCTATATTTTCATATCTCCGTACTAACTGTCTATATAGAACATCAGAGATCCCCAAACTATTTGCTAATTCTCTGGTAAAATTAGTTCCGCCCGCCGTATAAGTCACCAGAACCGAAACTGCGGAGGTATAGACCCAATCGACATTCTCATTCGGGCATGTAAGCCGTATGTTCATCGCGTTGATCTGCGATTGAGTCAGAGACAGGCCGGACCACGACGCTATTCCATAGGCGTAACTCGTTTGATTAACTACTACGTTTACAACGGAGGACCAGTTAGACCCGTTGTCGATGGAATATTGAACATCTATCGACTCTGTGCTGCTTTCGCTTTTCGACCATATATAAATACCTATCCCGGTTGCGGTATCTGATGCCCCCATGACGGATACATTCGCCATGGTGAATTCTTCTACGGAGTTGTTGTCCCCGGCAAGCCCTCCATCCGCCTCCGTTTCCGATCCATAAGCATCGTCTACACGCGACCAATGCGGAGGGGCAGACCATCCATTCCAGTTGGTTGTTACATCACTTGCAGGATAGATACGCTCGGTAGCCATCTACCTTACCCCCCACGGGCGGCATTAAGGGACAGGGTCATAGAAACCTCCGGGGTCATCACTGAAATTTATTCTTCAGCAACAAGAGATCACTAATATTTCTATCCTAAATTATTACGATTGCTAAAGAATCTGATACTCCTATAGAATCTCCTACGACAGTAGACGGAACCAGCCCAGAAACCAAGGAATCTGGTATACCCAATGATTCACTTATTATTCTACCTTGTATTATTTTAATTGCTAGCGAATCCGTTACTCCTGCTATATCACTAGTAACGATAAATAGAACGAATCCAGATACTGAGGAATCCAATACACCAGGGGATTCAGAAATTCTTCTATTATAATTCTGAACTTTAATAATAGCATCAGTAATTCCTATAGATTCTGAAAGTCTCCTCTTATGCGTACCCCCCTTCCCATAATCGTCAGCTTCCAGTAATTCCATTATTCTTCTATTATAATTCTGAACTTTAATAGTACCATCTACCATTCCTATGGAATCTACAACTTCAATTTTTACGTTAGCTCCAGAAACATTTACGGTTACTTGATCTGCATTAGCATCATTTGGATTCGCCGTAGGAGAAACGGAGAAAGTGTAATTCATACCATAAGATAAACCAGAGTCGGTGTAATTCAATCCATTGGTAGTTCCTAATAAAATCCAAGAAACGCCACTACTTCTATATACATACCAAGTTAATGCGAAACCTCTCCATAAAAGAGAAACTGAAGAAATTGTTCCTCCACTCCATATTTCTGTAGCAGACAATCCAACACATGCTTGAGATTGCGCTGCCGGAAGAACAGGAGTAACTACAGATCCTGATCTTGTATAAACCTCTGGGACGTATTCTACTCCAGAAAGTTTCCTACGTTGATCAGATGATCTAGAAATCCTCAATATTCTAACAGCCTTAGTTAATTGATCAATTTTCCCAAAATAATATAAAGCGTTAGATGCGGGGGTTTTGACCCAATTTGTTAGAATTTGTAATACAGAGTAATTTCCTGTTCCCATCGTAGCAGCATCAACTTCAATCTCTTCTCTAGAATCATCGTCAATATGTTTTATACCTACCATATATTGAAAAGAAGAATCAATTGCTACTTCTTTATCCAGAGTAATTGTATTTACAGTGGCGGATACTACCCTACCACTTTGACCCCAATTGGGAACGTCATGAGCAACATCTATTATATCCCCTGGACGACAAGCGATGGCATCTACATCTGCATCGAAAGAGACTGTCACCGTGACATAACGGTTACACTTTATTAAAAATGAACCATGGTCTGTTGCTTGGTATCTGCTCGTACAACCATAAAGAATTATTGACGTTTTATTAATTTCTTTATCAGAAGTATCAAAATCGTCGGAATAAACTTCTACTGTTTGACGAATATAATCCATTTCTCTATCAAAATAAGTTATAGCTACAGCATTTGCCCTATCGCCCATCGGTAAAAATTCTTCCGCAAAAGAATCTTTTTTGATATTTCCCATAGTAAATAAAAATCTCTGAACAGCTATTTCTTCTACTTTATCAATAATCACCGTAAACTTGGAACCTAATTGAACGATAGTCCCCCTTCCATTCAAGGAAACCATATCCAATGCTTTACGAAGAGAGAATGCAGTATCAAAATAAATATGAGATTCTAAAGGAATTGGAGTAGGTGCTGCTCCCTCTGAAATATCAATACACCAATCTGCCCATGCTTGAAACGCAGCCAGATCAATTCTAGATGCTGGAACACCTTCACTCTTATACCCCGTGATTGCCATTATGATGAAACCCGCCTTATATCTTTAATAGTCATGCTAAATAACTCCCAAATCAATTATTGTTATGTCATTCCCCGCAGCCTCATCTACTATTCCATAAGGAGGATAATCTACCGTGATGGTCCCTGCGCTTACGCTTAGCACAAAGAAAGTGTCGTTATTCACTGAATTCGTGAAACCCGACACTTGGATGGAATGCCCGGCAACCAAATTCGGCAAACGAATAAGAAACTGGGAAGCAGAGTCGAGCAGACTATTGGATCCCTCCAATCCGGCAACCATGCTTACGGTGACCCATGCTCCAACAGGAGGCTCCTCTATCGGCATTGCCCTATGAAGCGAATGATAAGATACCCAAGCAGGGTTTGAGGCCGATTTCAAAACATATGCCGCCCCAGTCCATACAGGAACAGTGCTCCTAGTCACCAAACAATCAATCTTAGGCATTCCGCCAGAAAGCTGATCAGTAGCAAGAGCACGAATTGCTAATAAAGCCGTACCTGGATATTTAAAAGCATCGTATGTTATCTCTTGTATTGATTCGAACATAATATCATTACCATATCTAGAACCAGACGGAGAGGCGACTGCTAGACGCATCCTAACATCATATGAATTTGCATCTAGTAGATCCTTAAAAAACATTTTTCGTAGGGGTTCTATTTGGCCCCCCGTTATTTCCACATAATTTTGATAGATTAAACTAACNACNTTTATANAATTGCCGNANANTANCCACCGCCATTCTCCTATAAAATGCGTTCCTTCCCCATATTCTGCCCATACATCAAATGGATACGGCTCTCCGTCATAATGGTCTGTTATAACATTTGATCCAGCCTCTATTTCAAACCATTGAAGACCTATCATGCCCTCTACAGTATCCCAACGTCCGGCAGACCATCTTGCACCAGTATCAATTACAGTGGTGGCATATTCTGCAGTTTGTAATCTATTCCAAGCATTGCCGGCACCACTTACCCTGTATTCTATAAATAACCTAATTGTTTGAGGAGATAATCCACCCCCATCATTAGCATAAAATAATCCTGCAGGAAAAACAATTCCTACTCCCAAACCTTCAACCACATTTCCATCAGTAGTCCGAACAATCCAGCCATTAGTAGCCGTTCCGCCACCAGAATAAGAACCGGTCATTGATAGATAACCATTATCTTCCCAAAATATATCAAAAGTATCATTAGTTACATTACTAATTTGAAAAGTAAAATTATTAATATTATCAATTCCTCCAACGTCAACTATATCGACAAATTGTCCATTAAAAAATCCATGATTCGCAGCTGTAATAGTCATGGTATTTCCATCACCAGAACAACCAGTAATATTAATTGTAACGGGGTCTTGTAACCTTACGCTTACAGAGTGATCATAACGAGAATCCCCGAAAAAAGGGATAACGCCTTGAAAAATCGTTCCTAATCTAGTTTCTATTAAAATTCCCACGAAATTATTAGAGTCTATTTCATTTATTCGAACATCAGAAATACTATCTACCTGATGACCTGCTACGGCGAATAATAAATTTAAATATTGTTTATTTCCAACAATTTCAATAAAATGAGAAATAAGTGGGGGGACAACTCTATGAGTCCCAAACATTTCAGGGAGTGCACCTCCCTCATATAAAGCATTAGCCCCAGGAATCCAACTATATGTTGCGGAAGAATTAATATCACCCATTGACAAATCTGGCATAGAAGCGGGGAAAACTGAGTTTATTAGCATTCCTCCTACGGTCATAAAAGCTGCGGTACCTATACCTACCATAAGTAATCCACCAGTAGATAATGAACCTGCTGTTGCTCCCACCATACCCAAAGATGTGGCATATCCAGCTAACTCCGGTTGCACCGTAACTATTGCTACTACCATTAAAGCAATCATAGCCACAATAGCTAATGGATTCTTCCCATCACCCCCCCTAGGAACAGCACATATAGCTACAGAAGTTCCCACCTTTGGAATTAAATCCAATTTATTTTCATCGGAAATTATATTACCGTCCAAAGATACAGCTATATCATATCCCTCATAAATTACTGGATAATACTCTTTTACCATTTCCCGAATGGAAAGTCCCTCTTCTATCAACATAATCTCACGAGAGTTTAGGGGGTCAAAAGGATTCTTTACAAATGTTAAAGTCAACTTATCCAAGAGTAAAACCCCCTGATTTTCTTAGCGTAAAAAGAATCAGATAGCCTAATCAAATGGGAATTTCTTTTGCGAAGGGTATGAATTACTACCCCATTTCCAAGATATACCCCCAAATGCTGCACTCCCTCGGGAAGTTCTGGATCTAGGGAAAATCCTATCAAATCTCCCTGAGACGGGTATTTCACTGGTTTCCATCTAGATTTTATCTCGTCAGATACTGTAGAAGCTATAGCAAGACTAGCATTACAAGCTATAGGAAAATCCGGAAACTCTCTTCCCAACTTACGATGAACTGCCATACAAAGCCCCCAGCAATCCAACCCTATCTTGGGATCTCTGCCTCCATCTACAAAAGGAATTCCTACCAGATCTCTAAATTTTGATAGTTCTACCATATTATATTCCAAGCCTAATTCCTCCTAATCCGACTCCAGGAAATCCACCAAATCTACTAGAATTATTTCGCAACCTACAATCTGATAGTGTTTTATTACAAGTCATATATGGATATTCGTTCGTACCACCTTGGTAATAACATAATTGGTTAACTGTTTCGTTTGAAAGCGAACCAGAGTATCCCTGCACGCTTATCGTCGGTCCGGCAGATTCCGCAACAGCCGATACAGGCCTAAGAGAATCTACGCCTCCTGGTTGGCCCAACTCCATATTACTAGCATCAATAGTAAGTATCTTGAACCATAAATTATTATACGGATTTGAAAAACCAGATATGAACACCCATTGACCGGAAGTAAAACCGGCTACGAGGAATCCACCAGTTGAGTCTACTAAAACTCCATTATTTGGCACAGTCATGGCGATAGTGGTTGCTACATAAGGATTTCCAGATAGTGTCAACCCCGTTGGGGTATTGAACTTAAATCTACAATGATTTTTCAATATTCTATTTTGGGGAAATCTTTTATTAAATGGATTAGAAGC